AAAACATGCTGATTGGATTATCATAGAGCATGATCATTTCTTCAAGTTCAACAAAGATATATTCAAAGCATACTCAGGCACTTCAGAGACCAACTCAGAACTAACAGACACCAAGTCAATACAAACTAAAATTACCTCTATTATTTAATAGGGAACTAGAACGTACATAAGCATAGCCGTGATCAATGCTCGGCTCTCCTCGAGGATGCAGTAACCCTGCTGACAGATTTGGAGTAGTGTGTTATACACAACAATACCGAGAGGGCAATCGTCATGGATAGCGAACCCTCAATGAGTCTATATCTATTTTGATTTGATGATATAGAACATGCGTTGCCGAGATATTATGTTTATTAATGTAATAGGCTCAACTACAACCCAGCAAACTTTACAGGGCAACCGGTAGCGATCAACTATAGTAACGTAGTAGGTCGGGGATAATCAACATGGATTGACGGGAGCAATGAGAACCGGAAATTACTGTGGTAGTGCTTGAGTAGCACTACCATGGCTTTCAAAAAGTAATAAGACTTCTACTTAATAATACCATTAAGAATTTTTAATTAATCCTTTTAAAATCTTATTAGAAATAAAATTACGAATGAATGAAATGAATGAGTAATTAAGTTCTCGTAAGAGAACTTCTGAAAGAAGCCAATAGAATGAAGTTTAGAAAAATGGTAATTGAGTTTTCTTGGTTGTTTCCATATGGTCTTCTACAATTGACCACATGTCTTTACGTTCCCATTGGGACATATTGAGTACATCTTCATAAGATACACCACCTCGCATATACCAGGACAATTCTAAAGCATTTCGCTTGATTCCCCGAGCGTATGCTTCCATGTCATCTATAGACTTCTTTACCTCATCGGGCTGAGATTGGAGAAGCCTTATACGAAAAAATCAGAAGCGTTTAACGAGAATGGTTGATTAAATTTATGTTCACACTCTTGGCATTGAATATGTAAGGGTTTGATTGTACTTTCTGATTTCAGTTTAGTATTATAATCTCTGATTGCTTCATATGTTTTGCCATCTGTCTGCTTTAAGAAGTCTAAAATATAAGCAGTATCTTCAACTTTACTTGTAGGTGTTTCGATATATTCTATCGCTTCACTAAGAATATTTTGTGTTAACACAGTTATTTCTTGTAATGCTGAACTAGTTTTTAAGTTACGGTCAGTATCATCTTCGATGTCAGCCAAGCCTTTATACTTGATTTGAATATCAAACTGTCCAAGAGCGGCATCATTCATCTCTTTGTATGTCAAGGGAGCAAACCTAATTGTTAAGTCAGAGACTTGCAGTGGTACATCGTAGTCACCTGCTTTTAGCGATGTCAACATACTCAATAAGTCTACGCCATATGTTCCTAATGCTTGACATTTGGGACACTCAGTCTCTACATCAACTGAATCTTGTCCACCTGCCGCTTTAACAGCAACTAGAACAGCATCCAAATCGTTACTTAGTAGTTTCCATGGGTCTTTGATAGCTGGAATACAACTCTTAATAATCTCTACCATCGCACTTCCATTGAATAATGCGTCTGGTGTTTTGGTAGTAATCTCATCAATTGCTGTCATCGGATATACCGGCAATTCTTTGTTATCAGGAAATTCGATAACATCAGATGAATAAGATTCTCCTCCGGTTGGTAAATTTAAAAATACCGCAGGCCTTCTAAAATATTGTCTTAGGGGATTGTTATCCAATTCGTTCATTTGTGTTCCTCATATTAATACACCCTATTTTATAAAAACTAAATAGATATGTAACTATATTTAGTAACGGCAAAAGAGCCTATATAAAATCTTGGTAAAAGGGTAATTAAAGAAAAATGTCAGACGATTTTGATCCAGAAGTATTACGGGAATTAGAAGAAAATTTCCGAATGATAAACGCCACCGCTGGTGCGTTGTCTGGAACGCTGGATAAATTAAACGTTGCTAGTGGTGGACAATCACAAGCACAAAAAGCAGAAACTGAAGCCAGACAAAAGAACACAGGTGGCATAACTGCTAGTACAAGAGTACAAGAAGCGGCCGCGAAGGCGACTGCTGAAATGGCTGAACGTCAAAAGAATTTTGCAGAAGCAACAGGTAAATCTACGGATGCGTTAGTCGGATTCACTACAGCCATGATCGATGGCAAAGGTAAATTCTCAGACTTTAATAAAGGCTTAGGCGATGCAGGAGATGCGGCCTTTGCTCTAGGTAAAAACTTCGGCCCTGTCGGCGCTATTATAGGTGGACTCGTTAAGGGTGCCACTATGGCCGCCCAAGAGATGACTCGACTGAGTGATGCTCAAGTCACTCTAACTAAAGATTTACGAGCAATGGGAGGAATCTCAGGTGCATCATCTGATGAGTTATTTAGATTAGGTAACGAAGCTGGTATAACAGCAGAGAACTTTGGCAACATTACAAAGATAGCACAAGATGCTAGTAGTGCATTAACTTCTTTAGGTGGAACTTCTGGTGAAGGTCAACGCCAAATGCTCGAAATGTTCAAAGTCGATAAAAAGACCAGAATGGCATTTGCTAGGACTGGTATTGATTTAGAACAGTTACAAGAAGGAATGGCAGACTACTTGAAACTACAAGAAGCAAGTGGTTTTCAATTAGGTAGATCAAACAAAACAGCACTACAGATACAAAAATCCTCAATGGATTACGTATCAAATCTACAAGTCTTATCTGATTTAACAGGTAAGCGAATAGGTGAAATTAAAGAAGAACAACAAAGAGTTGCATCTCAGTTACGAGAGCAAATGGAAGTTCGTAGAGTTGAGATAGAAATATCAAACATGAGAAAAGCGGCCGCGGCCGCCGGTGATCCAGTTGAAAAAGCAAGACTCGAAGCCTTGGCGGACGGTATGCAACAAGAACAAGACATGCGTCAACAGTTTATGGCAGACGCAACAGGTTCATTAGGTGCCGAAACTGCAATTCAATTAAGCAAAGTAATGCGTACAGGCGCATTTGACCAAGACTCTGTTGGTTTATCACAATTGGGAATTAATCCAGAAGATTTAAAAGAACGATTTTCAGGAATGGACGAAGGGTCCGACGAATACAAAGATGAATTTGCTAAGTTCTTAGGAGAATTCAAAGAAGGGCAAGACAAACAAATCGAAAGAATAGGTACCGGAGCACAGTTTGCTGATGAAACCCAAATAAAACGTCTACTTGGTGGCACTGATGAACAATCATTTAAACTAGCATCGAAGATTGGTGGTCCTGGTGAAGGTGAAGGCAGTGAAGTAGCGAGACAACGGGCTGTCAGAGATGCACAAGAAGGAAGAAAAGGTGGAGGCGAGGCAGGTGAAAAGTTAATTGGTTCACAAGTACTACTACAAGAAACTCAAAGAGATTTAGCAACATCAGCCGAACGTGTAATACAAGGACTTAACCCTCTTACTGGTGAAATGAATGCGGCCAAAGTCGCAATGGTGGCATTAACTGCTTCAGCAGGATTAGCATCATTAAGTCTTGGTGCTATGTCTTTGGGCGGTCCCTTAGGCAAAGCTACGAAAGGCTTGACAAGCATGTTCAAAGGCTTCGGCAAACCTCTTACGACATTAGGAACTAAAACTGCATCAGTAGCGAAAAGTCTGACTAACTGGGAGTCCACAGCTAAAGCCGCAAAAGGACTCGGGTCAAGCATGAAGTCGGCTACAGGCCATCTTTCAAAGATCGGTCCTGCTCTTAAAGACATAGGTCCTCAACTAACAAAAATTGGTCCACAAGTCGGTAAAGCGACTATGGAAGCAAGTAAAACTGCGATGGCCGCAACTCAGAAAGGACTACAAACAGCAGGCGCAGGTTTAACTGCAAACCTGGGTAAAATGTTAGGTGGTGCCGGCCTAGGTGCGTTGACAGCAGGTATATTTGAAGTATTTGAATATCAAAAAGATGCCGCAAAGATTGATGAGGATCTAAAGAAAGGTCTTCTAACCAACGCAGAAGCAGATGACAAGAAGCAAGAGGAAATGGGCGAAGGCATCGGCAGTACAGCAGGAGCCGCAATCGGCGCCGCAATCGGCGTCTTAGGTGGTCCTCTAGGTATGGCTATCGGCGGTTACATAGGATCTGAATTAGGCGGCTGGTTAGGCAAAAAAGCAATGGAAGAAGATAAGCCTGAAGCAAACAGAAAAGACTTAAATGCGGCAAGAAAACTAGACGTTTATAATGAAAATGCTTATGGAGACAGTGAGATTGACTTTACTAAACTAGAAGAAGCTATGCTAGAAGGGCAACTCAAGCCTGAAATGCTAGAAGCAATGTTCTTAGATGATGACTTAGGTGAAGAAGATCAAGCCAAACTTGTGGGCATCATGGACGAGTTTAGAGAAGCAGGTCAAGTCTTTGAAATGGACAAAACTGCTAAAGAACGAGAAGAAACGTTAGCAAAAGAAAAACTAGAACGAGATGAAAAAGAATTAGCAGATAAAAAGAAAAGAAGTGACGCAATGGCCGCACTTGTCGATAAAGAAATAGACGAGTCTAAAAAAACTGCTGGTACTAAAGCAGAATTAGCCACAGCAGAACTTGCACAAAAAGAATTAGGACTCAAGGGCGAAGAAGACATCAATGATCGCATATGGAAGATCGGCGAAGCCTTTACTACTAGTGGAGATGTTGCATCAAAAGCAGTAGTTGCTGGTGGAGAAGCAATCGGTAAAGATGTTACTGAAGCTGGTGGAAAAGTAGCGGAAGGCGGTCCGTCGTTCATGTCAACATTGTTTGACGGCTTACTTAGTGCAATACCCGGTGGAAATCTTCTTAAGAAAGGCATGGACTTCTTTAAAGGGAAAGACGAAGTTGAAGAAGAGACTCAACTTGCTGAAGAGAAATCCACTAAAAGAGATATGTCAATCAAAGGCAGAAATGAAAGACGCCTTGCAAAATTGGGTATAGGTGGTAAAGAAAGTCAATCTGAAAGTCAATCTGTATCCGGCAGTCTTAAAATGGGCAAGCCAGATGGTACTATTACACTAAACGGCAAAGAAATAGAACCCGGCGATCCAGATTACGAAAAAGCGTCTCAAGCATTAATGGCCAAAGCAGGTGGTAACAAACCTGGTTCAATGTCTAATCCTCATCCTTATCAAGCCGGAGCAGTCGATCCTGAAGATTTAGGTATGGAGCAAGATTTTAAAGCCGCTCAGTTTGCTGGCGAAGACCAATCGAAACTTCTACTTGGTGGCTCCGATCCTGAAGATTTAGGTATGGAGCAAGATTTTGACACAGCCTCTCAATTTGGTAATGAAGACCAAATGAAACGTCTACTTGGCGGCGTTGATTCTATGGAAGAAAAAGAATCAGACCAAGCGAAAATTCTACGTGAGCAATTTGGATATGTTTCAAGTGATTATTCCACACCCGAGGATGAAGAACTCGAAACAATGTCTTTCGATGCAGAGCCTGTAGCAGAAGAAAAAGAGTCAGGACCTGGGCTTTTTGCAAAAATGTCAGAAAAAGTTAAATCAATGGTAGGTGGATTATTCGGCGGATCGGCTGGCGAAGAAGATATGGACCTTGATGCACTGATAGCAGAAGCAAAAAATGCAAAACCTGAAGATGACGGATCATCAAGTGCTATGGCCTTTATTGAGAACATGAAGGCTGAAAGAGAACAAACAGCACAAAATCTTGGACTTTTAGACTTAGCAGGAGAAGCGTCTGGACAAATAGCAACACCACCAGATGCTAGAACAATATTAGCAAAAGAAACCACAGAAGAAGTAGTAAAGGGTAAATCAACACCAGAAGCAGAAGTGTTGAAAGAAACACAAAATACTGAAATGTTAGAAACGCTAAAACTCATAGCACAGAACGGTTCAGAGCAGAATGCAAAACTTTCTGCTATAGCAGATGCATCAGAAGCAGGCGTAAATGTGAACAAGAAAATATACGCATCTACTAATGTTTAACTAAATATATAGTACAATAGAGAATATAACCAGATGTCATATACAAAGAAATTTTTAAACAAAAGCGGAGTATCTAGCCCTATATCAGGCGGCAATTCTAACTCCGGTGCTTGGAATGGCGCTGAAGATGCTAAAGCAGGTTATTCAAACACTGACTTCGGTTACAAGAATTACATGAGTAGACTCCCTGAAGTTTACACAGGGCACCCAAACAGAATAGAACGATACAACCAATATGAGATGATGGATGTCGATGCTGAGATTAACGCATGTTTAGATATTATAGCAGAGTTCAGCACACAACGCAATGATCATAACAAAACACCATTCTCATTCGAATACAAAGAAGATCCTACTCCACATGAAGTAGACTTGTTAACTAAGCAGTTGCAACAATGGTGCAAACTCAATGAGTTTGACACTCGTATGTTTAAGATGTTCAGAAACGTAGTTAAGTACGGAGATCAAATCTTTGTAAGAGATCCAGAGAACTTTAAACTCTACTGGGTTGACATGGTTAAAGTCATTAAAGTTATTGTTAATGAGAGTGAAGGTAAACTTCCAGAACAGTATGTTATTAAAGACTTGAACATTAACTTGCAGAACTTAACAGTTGCACAGAAAACAAACACAGATTTTGCCGCTAATCCAACAACAGGATTAGGTGGTACTGGTGGAGGCGGAGGCGGCGGAGGATACACAACTCCATCTATGCCTTACAACACATCAGGTAGTAGATTTACATTAGGACAAGCAGAATCAGCAATCGATTCTAATCATGTTGTTCACTTGTCACTAACAGAAGGCTTAGATCGTTTCTGGCCTTTCGGACAGTCTATCTTAGAGAATGTCTTTAAAGTATATAAGCAGAAAGAACTATTAGAAGATGCTGTTCTTATCTATCGTGTACAACGAGCACCAGAACGTAGAATGTTTAAGATTGACGTTGGTAACATGCCTAGTCATTTAGCAATGGCATTCGTAGACAGAATTAAAAACGAGATACATCAAAGACGTATACCAAGTATTCACGGTGGAGACTCTAACGTAGATGCTACGTACAATCCTCTATCAATGAACGAAGACTACTTCTTCCCAGTTACAGCAGAAGGCAGAGGGTCATCAGTTGAAGTTCTACCAGGTGGACAGAACTTAGGTGAGATTGACGATCTTAAATACTTTAATAACAGACTAGCACGTGGTTTGCGTGTACCTAGTTCATACTTACCAACTGGACCAGACGATAACACGACTCCTCTGAATGACGGACGTGTTGGTACAGCAATGATACAAGAGTTTAGATTCAATCAGTACTGTGAAAGACTACAAAACTACATTTGTCAGAAATTAGATGAAGAATTTAAACTATTCTTACGTTGGAGAGGCTTTAACATTGACACAAGTCTGTTTCAATTACAATTTAATCCACCTCAAAACTTTGCCGCTTATAGACAGAGTGAACTAGATACTGCAAGAGTATCTACGTTTGCATCAATGGAAGCATTTCCATATATGTCTAAGCGTTTCTCACTAGAAAGATTCTTGGGATTAACTGAAGAAGAAATCAACAGAAACGAAAAACTTTGGCAAGAAGAAAACATTGAGAATTCAGGTGATGAGCCGACTGGTTCTGATCTACGAAACGTAGGAGTCTCAACAGGTGACTTCGATGCTGATACTGAAACTGGTGAAGAAATTGAAGATGCTGAAGAACTAGATGACTTCGGTGACTTAGATGTTGCAGGCCCAGTGGGTGGACAAGCATCAACAGCCGCAGGGTCAGTCGATGGCGCAGGAGAAGTTGGGCCAGTTTCTTAAATGAAAATAAAACATATTATTACTGCTGGTTGTAGTTTCGGAGATGCATATACGCCATGGACTTGGCCTCATCATTTAGAAGCACATACAAAATCAATAGACCCCAACGTTACGTTCGATCATAGAGGCATGGGTCATCAAGGCCAAGAACTTATTCAAAAGAAAGTTACTCATGCTATTATGGAAGCATTAGATAGTGGCTTGAAGCCAGAAGAAATGGGTGTTACTGTTTCTTGGAGTGGCAATGATCGTAAGACTTGGTACATCACTAACAAAGACTATATCAATGAAATCAAAAAGTACTGGAATGAATCCGGTGGATCCATGTGGCATGTACAATTCTGTGATCTTAAAAACAGCAAAGAAAATGTAGAAATAATACACTATGATGATGACTATGGACAGTATAATGTACAGTATAATCCAAATGGCGGCTGGTATCATTCTGCGTGGCAACACAGAGAACCTAAGTTTATTAATGATTATGTAATGCTTACCGAGCCTGTCACTGACAGAAACTATGATAAGTATAACATCAATTCATTGCATGTTGCTTTAGAAAATATGCTTATGTTACAAAATCTATGTAAATTACACGGCATTCCGTTTTATCAACAATACTATATGAAACATACATATGCAGATATTGAGCAAAACAAAGACCATGAAATAATTAATTATCTATACAAGCAATTAGATACACCCAATCTAGTTAAGCCAGCGATACATGAATATGTGAAACCATTTGGTTTAACTGTGTCAGAAATAGATGTCCACCCTAACGCAGAAGGCCAAGAAAAATACTTTAATGACATTTTAAAGCCCTTTTTAGAGACTAAAAAGTTTTTCGACTAAATACTCTTATGAAATTATTTGAAATGTTTGACGCCGCAATTCCAGGACTTCAGGATACAGATACTGATAACAGTAAACCTGTATGGAGAACTTCCAGAAAAACTAAATTGACATTAAGTCAAATAAGAAAATTAAGAAAGATGTTAGATGTTAGAAATTATGAAAAATCTAAACATCTTGTTAAAGTTAGGAAACAATACTCTGCACCAGCAGAAGATGCTGGCCCAACTATATAATAACAAAAAACCCCTAAATAGTCAAAAACGCAAAAAAGTAGTACTTAAAACACTGTTTTGTGAACTACGCTATAAATAAATCTACATAAGCCATTACTTTAATATCAGGAGAAACTCAATGGATAACAAGAAATTTGAAAAATTAATCGACCTCATAATTAATGAGAACGAGGAACAAGCATCGGAACTTTTCCATGACATCGTTATAGAAAAGTCAAAAGCAATTTACGAATCTATCATGGAAGACGAAATGATGGATGACGACCTTGAAGAAGGTATTGGTGGACAAGTAGGCGATCTACTTGACGAGATCAATGCTGAAGAGCAAGGCGTATCAGAAGACGAAGATGAAATCGAAGTAGACTCTGAAGAAGTATTCGACATCGGTGGCGATGAAGACGATGAGTTTGGTGCCGAAGGCGGAGAGTCTGAAGTAGAAGATGCTGTTATCAGAATCGAAGACAAACTTGATGACTTAATGGCAGAATTTGAAGAAATCATGGGTAAAGAAGATGATTTAGAAGATGAAATGGGCGACATGGACGCTGATGTAAGTGACATGGGCGATGAAGAAGTAGACGTTGACGTAAATGTTGACGATGAAGAACTAGTTGCAGAAGCAATTACACTTCAAAAAGTTACAGCTAAAATGGGTGACGATGGTTCACAAACTAGAAGCCCAGTAGATGCTAACTCAGGTCAAAAAGGAATGGATGCACATCCAGTAGACTTTGACAAAGGTAATGCAGGAGAACAAGGACGTCCGGCTCCTAAAGCTAAAGACATTGATGGCTCTTCTAGCTTCCAGAATCAGCCAGGCAAAAATGCTAAACCATTAAGCGCCGCTCCTAAGCCAGTCACAGCACAGGCTTCAGGTGTTAATACTAAATCTGTAATAGACTAGGAACTGATATAAATGGCTTTGTATCTTAAAGAACACTTATCGTTCGATCATGCCGAAATCATGGTCGAATCCGTTAAGGAAGGTGATACAGATTTAAAGACCCTTTTTATGAAGGGCATCTTTATTCAAGGTGGGGTTAAAAACGCAAATGAGCGAGTTTACCCTATTAATGAAATAGAGACAGCCGTAGAAACACTCAACACACAAATACAAGAAGGTAATTCTGTATTAGGTGAAGTTGATCATCCAGATGATTTAAAAATCAACTTAGATCGTGTGTCACACATGATCACTAAGATGTGGATGGACGGGCCGAATGGCTACGGCAAATTAAAGATTTTACCAACTCCAATGGGTCAGTTAGTTCAGACCATGTTAGAGTCGGGGGTAAAACTCGGTGTATCTAGTAGAGGTAGCGGAAACGTTAACGATATAGATGGCCGTGTCAGTGATTTCGAAATAATCACTGTAGACATTGTTGCTCAACCAAGTGCACCAAATGCTTATCCTAAAGCGATATACGAGGGCCTCATGAATATGAAGCACGGACATAAAGTTTTAGAAGTAGCACGAGAAGCACGAGGCAACAAGAAAGTAGAACGGTATTTGAAAGACGAGATTAATCGTCTGATCAAAGACTTAAAAATATAATAGAGGGGAACAAGCATGATAGATGCTATTAAACCATTAATCGATTCTGGACTCATCAATGAGGATGTCGCAAGTGAATTAAACCTTACTTGGGAAACCAAATTAACTGAAGCTAAGGATCAAGTTCGTGGAGAACTCAGAAATGAATTCGCACAACGATACGAACATGACAGAAATGTGATGGTAGAAGCCCTTGATAAGATGGTGACTGAATCTTTGTCAGAGGAAATTAAAGAATTCCATGACGAGAAGAAAGCTATTAACGAAGACCGCGTAAAAGCGAAATTGAAACTTAAAGAAAGTGCAACGAAATTTAATGACTTCATGGTAACTAAGTTAGCAGAAGAAATTAAAGAACTACGTACTGATCGTAAGGTTCAGTTAGAAAACCAAGATAAACTTCAAAAGTTTATCGTTCATGCATTGGCTAAAGAGATCAAAGAATTTGCTCAGGATAGACAAGCAGTGGTTGAACAACGTGTCAAGTTAGTTGCAGAAGGACGTACACAACTCGAAAAACTCAAAGCGAAATTCGTTTCCGAGAGTGCTAAGAGAATCAACGTTGCAGTTACATCGAATCTTAAAGGTGAATTATCACAACTAAAAGAAGATATTAAATCCGCTAGGGAAAATAACTTCGGCAGAAAGATTTTTGAATCATTTGCAGGTGAATTCAGCACAACTTATCTTAACGATAAGGCTGAAACTCGCAAGTTAGTTCAATCATTAGAAGCTAAAGACAAAAAACTAGAAGAGTCAATAGTAAGTCTTGCGAAAGCAAAACAAATTATTGATTCAAAAGAACGTGAAGTAAACATTATTAAAGAATCAACTCAGCGTGAAAAGGCATTAGATAACTTGTTATCGTCTTTAAACAAAGATAAGGCTCAAGTAATGCGATCTTTATTAGAAAGTGTTCAGACGCCTAGGCTGAAGAACGCATTTGATAAGTATTTACCAGCAGTATTGAATGAAGGAAGTAAAAAGAAATCTGAAAAGGCATCTTTAACTGAATCTCGTACAATCATCGAAACTGGTAATAAATCTGCCAAACAAGAACGAGAAGCGAAGGAAGATTACGATGCTGATTCTAGCAACGTAATTGATCTCAAGCGTCTGGCAGGGCTTTAATTAAAACTCGACATTGATTAGGAGAAATAAACCATGTCAAAAGTACTCTTAGAAAGCCGTTGGGGCGAAACCAAAGAAGCTCTGTTAGAAGGCTTAAAAGGCACTCGCCGCTCAACAATGGGTGTTGTCCTTGAAAACACTCGCAAAGGTCTCTTAAATGAGAATGCTACCGCAGGTAGTACCGGTGCAGGAAATATAGCAACACTTAACCGTGTAATCTTACCAGTAATCAGAAGGGTTATGCCTACTGTTATTGCTAACGAACTAGTCGGCGTTCAGCCAATGACTGGTCCTGTTGGACAGATTCACACATTACGTGTTCGTTACGCTCAGTCATTGACTGACAACTCGGCAGCCGCTACTTCGGTAACAGCTGGTGAAGAAGCATTATCACCGTTCAAAATTGCTCAGGCGTACTCACGTACTGCTCAAGGCACAGGAACATCCGCTTCATATACTGGTGCTAACACAGCAGTATTAGAAGGAAACGGCGGTAAACAAATCAGTGTGCAAATCTTAAGACAAGCTGTTGAAGCGAAGTCACGTAAGTTACAAGCACGTTGGACATTCGAAGCCGCTCAGGACGCACAGTCTCAGCACGGCATCGATGTTGAAGCAGAAATAATGGCTGCTTTGGCACAAGAAATCACTGCTGAAATCGATCAGGAGATTTTACTATCTCTTAGAACGTTAGCGGCAACTGAATTCACATATAACCAGGCAGCCGTATCAGGTACTGCTACTTACGTTGGTGATGAACATGCGGCATTAGCTGTATTAATCAACAGAGTTGCAAACTTGATCGCTCAAAGAACACGTAGAGGCGCAGGTAACTGGGCTGTTGTGAGTTCTGCGGCACTGACTGTATTACAATCTGCTACTACATCAGCATTTGCTCGTACAACTGAAGGAACTTTTGAAGCTCCTACTAACACTAAGTTTGTTGGTACGTTGAACGGCGCTATGCGTGTTTTCGTTGACTCTTATGCACCTGATACTCAAGCAGTATTAGTTGGATACAAAGGTTCATCTGAAACTGATGCGGCAGCCTTCTATTGCCCATATATTCCATTAATGAGCAGTGGAGTTGTACTAGATCCAGCTACATTCGAGCCAGTCGTATCATTTATGACTCGTTACGGATACATCGAACTAACTAACACTGCATCATCTTTTGGTAATGCGGCTGATTATTTAGGTGAGATTGCGGTTCAAAACTTAACTTTCCAGTAAGCCGATTATTATATAATCAACTTATTGTTATAAGTTTTAAAGCCTCTTTTATTAGAGGCTTTTTTTTGGGTACAAAAAGACTTGACAAATTATTTTTGAGGTAGTATACTGTAGTAAATACGAATATAGTTATGGAGTACATTTATGAGTAAAAGAATATTTAGAATTGAAGCCGGCAGATATGGTGGCGAAACAGTTATCGGCGAAGTTGATGCAGAATTTGTTGATTATTTTCTTGCTATTGACAAATCTGAAAGACAAGAGGCTATTATAGAACATGTCACTAGTTATGATTGGGACGATGGTCAACCAGACGCAGACGCACCTATCCCTAAAGAAGATTACTACATGTGGGAATGCGATGACATAGAACACATTAATTCCGCATATGCTGACAGTGGTTTCTTTGTAACAGAAGTAACAAATGAAGAAGGTAAATATGATTACTCTGAAATTGAAACTCCTTTAGAAGCAGTTCAACAACTTTATGGTAGAGAAGCATACTCAATGGGTACATTGCCTGATGATGAAGATATCCAAGACGATGATAACTATGTTCCTACTTTAGCATTTCATAGCGGAGAGAAAGGCGGATTCGGTTGTTGGTTTGTAGAAACAGACGGAGAACCATTTGACAAATATAAGTTTACTTATGGAATTGTTGAAACTGATATGGGAGAGTTTATTGATTCTGTGTGGTATGATAAAAAAGAATTAGAAACAGACTATGACTATAACGACACTACAGGCAAAGGCTATTATGCTGGTGTAGGTTATATGAACACTAAATGGCATGATAAAGGCGAAAAGTACATAGAAGGCTGTAAATCCCTTGAAATGTATTGGGAAGACTTTGACGATACTGTCGAATACGAAAAGAAAGAAGCATCGACAACAGTCCCGTTAGATATCTCAGTTGACGAAATTGTAGGAGAAGTTGGTACGATTGACAATCCGGGATTTGAAGTTGATCCTGATGTTATTCCTCTTGAAAAACCTCCAGTTGTATCAGAAGATGAAGCAGATACATACAAAGATTTTCAACAATCAATGGTTGATCTCAATGCAGATGGCAATGAGGATTTGGGAGAAGATGGCGAGAACATAAAACTTGTCTAAAAAAATCAGAGTCAAACCTGAAGAATGTAATTTAGATACTGATAATTTAGTTATTATATGGTATCATAATTACTCTGGTGGAAAATTTATGGCTAATTGTTTAGGCTTAAACGATAATGCACTATTTCAGGACAAACAATTAGCAGAAGCACAAATTGCTGGCGAGTTTTCAGTCGAAGATAAATTGGACTACTTGCTTGGCCAGATACAATTAAATCGAAAAGGTATTGTTTGGAATGATCTAAATCTCACCGATAAATCATTCTTTGGCTTTGAAAAAAGAGACTACATTGACCCATGGAGAGGAATCTCATTTCATTCTTATGTAAAAGATGTAACAGAAAGCGATTATAAGTTCTTTATAGCATCTCATTTTATGCCAGAAGTATTAGAAATCGTAAAGATTTGGAAGAATGCTAAAATTATATTGTTTACTGACGTAGAAGAGTTTGTTACAAAAAGAACAGAAGATGATCCATTTCTTAGAACTTATCTAAAAGCATTAGAGCATCATCCTGCTGAACTAGAAGAAATGTCAAAACTAGACAATATCATTTATAAATTTGATGTGCGTAAATATGAATCCGAAACAGAAACATTAGATGCAGTCAAAGAACTCTATGAAATACTAGACTTGCCAGGATACAATAGAGAATATCTAGCCAAGTATTGGAATCATTGGGCTAATAAGATAGACGAAATCGCTAACTAATTCTTATATCTGAATCTACTGGAAGATTAATAATCGATTTTTTAACTTTTCTTGTTTTTTTGTTGTAAAGCCTAGCACAATTAGCACACATTGTTTTTAAATTATTCTTGCTTTTATTAAGAGCATTGCCGTCCTTGTACACTAAATCTAGTTGTACTTTATCTTGCGGAACAAAATCACACTCTTCACATTGCATTTTTTTATGTTGTATGTGTTTGAATCTTTTGTTGTACATAGCCTTAGCACAGTCTACACAGTATTTGTGCCACTTTTGAAACCCATGTTTACTCTTTCCATTGGGTTTTGACAATGTAAATTTGCAATAAGAACATAGAGGCCTACTGGGTTGTATCGTAATCATATATGTATTTATAAAAAAGCACTCCTTAGTGCTTTTTCTAGCATCAAAAGCAATTGTATTATCATAAATACAAAGACAACAATGGAACCTTATAGATATGGCCGCAGAAAAATTTAATTCCTTGGGAGGATTCTCCGTCAACTGGCCTGCAGTTGATGTAGTAGATTCCACTGGAAACGTCACAACAAACCATAATTTCCCTACAGGAAATGTATCATCTAATACCGTCTTCGCAAACTACTATTACTATGGAAACGGAGAGCCTTTTGCTAGTGAGCCAGCTGGTTCAAACACCCAAATACAGTACAATAACAACGGACAATTGGGAGCAAGTGCCGCTTTAACGTTTAATGCTTCAACAGGAGCAACAACAGCAACTAATATAGTAGCATCGGTTAGTGCTAATCTAGGTGATGTCGGCAATGTAACTATTACAGGTGGTACAAACGGCTATGTCTTACAAACAGACGGTTCAGGAGTTTTGTCATGGACTGCACAATCTGGCGGTAGCGGCAACGGCTCGCCAGGTGGAGCAAACACTCAAGTCCAGTTTAATAATGCAGGAGCATTTGGTGGAGACGCAGGCTTTATATACGATATTAGTACTGATAAATTAACAGCAATTCATATTGCTGGTGAAGGTGGAAATGTTTCTAACTTAACATATGCAAATATCACAGGTATAGGAAACATCTCTGTAGTCGATCTTACAGGTGCTTCTGACACAGTTTTATACGGTAACGGAGTATTCGCAGATATATCAGCAGGAGCAAGTGCAAACTTTGCTAACTTTGCTGGTAATATTACACTAGCCGCTCAACCAAACATTACATCTGTTGGAACACTAACTACTCTACAAGTAGGAGCTGGTGGATTATCAGTCACAGGAAACATTGGTGCTAGTAATATAGCAGTAACAGAAACATCAACGTTTACAGGGCCAGTACTGATTACTTCTTTAGGTAATCTTACAATGTCAGGTAATGCAAACTTGCAGAACTCGCCTAATGTTCAACTACCGATAGCAAACTTACACATCGATGGTGGACTCAATGGATATGTATTAGCAACAGATGGTTCTGGAACACTGGCATGGACAGTTCAGTCTGGTGGAGGTGGAGGTGGATCACCAGGTGGCGCCAATACTCAGATACAGTTCAACAATGCAGGAACGTTTGGTGGAACTGCGAATCTAGTGTACAATAATATGACTAACACAGTCACTATGGCTGGAAGCATGACTGCAAACACAATGACTGTGGGATCCGGAGCATATTCATTCAGAACATCTAAAGTGGCCACTGGAACAACATCCTCGGTGGCACAAATAGAAATATGTGCAACAGAAGCATCCGCTGTCTCAGCAGTCGATTATACAATTGTTGCAACAGATGCGTCTCAAGCCGCAAGACAAACAAGCAAGATAACATGTGCGACTTATGCCACAACTGTAAACTATGTAGAATATGCATCAATTTCAGTTGGTGCCGCATTAGCAGACTTTGAAGTAGTATATGTTCCTGGTGATGCGTTTAGAAATGCTCAAGTTGTTCTTTATGCGACACCAGCGTCAACCAACACAACGAATTACAAGGTATTATTAGACGAATATTCTTCATCTTAGCCAAAAACACACAGAATATGCAACAATAAATGATAAATAAAGATATCAAGTATTACGTAAATACATATAACGGAGACTCACAAAATGGCAATTAAACCATTCAATTCAGTAGCAGGATTTTCAGTAGGGGAAACACCTGCTAACATTATT